GATATTGGAGATTCCCTGCTTCTCGCTCTTGCTGCTTTTCCATTTTCTTTTGGTAGCGCAGGTCAGCCCTGGCTTCTTTTTTTGCGGTTTTCTCGCCTTTCTTTTTGCCGCCGAACCAACCACCAAGGCCGCCGGCCAACATGCCAACGCCAGCGCCAATAGCGGCACCGACGCCCGCCGCAACCAACGCCCCTGGACCAGTCCACGACATCGCGCCAGCGCCAATAGCGGCACCAGTGGCCGCGCCACCACCACCGCCAATGCCGCCCCACATCCCAGCCTTCGCGGCACCCTCTTCTTGACCACGGGCTCGCGAGTAGGAGCGGACTTGGCGTCTTTCGTATGCGCTTAGTTCTGCCACAGGAAAATCCTCAAACCAAGTTTAACACTTTATAGAGCCCAACTACTTGTAAAGCCTCATTGCATCTACGACAAAGTTCCGACCATCGATGTACACATGCTTGTGACGGTGGCCCGTCTTATCGCCGCCAAGGTCGGTGTACTTTCCATCCCCATCGACATCTTTCATGATGTACATACACCCGATGTAGAAGTCCCACACCCCAGCATCAAGCTCCCTCAGCCACGTTGTGCTGAAGGATTGGCGTCTAAAAAAGTATCCAGTATCAGACCGGCCATACAGGGCCCTTGTGGTTGAGCCGGACCCAACGTGCTCATTAACGCCCTTGCGATACAGCCTAAACAGAGCAACACGGTCATCCAGCGCATGGTTCTTGTGCCCCTGCTTGCTATATCCAGTGTCACCGCCAGACTCCCACGCATACCAATGAGCGTTAATTAGGACCAACGAGGGCTGGTCCAGATGAATCGATGCGGACAAACCCTCTACCGGGGTAAACAGCCCATCAGGGTTTTCAACCGAGTCATCAAGGAGGCGAAGGCTTGGGTCAGAACCAAGCAAATCTTCCTTATACCAACCACCAGGCTCATGGCGATAGTAACGAGACTCCATATTAAATTGTCTGTGACGATAGTGGGTGTCTCCTGATTCCGCCTCTATGCGTGGCGCGGGAGACCCATAAAACTCGGGTTTATAGATATGTCGTGATTCCACCCAAGGCTCAGCGCTAAGGTCTGACGCTGAAATGCGGCCATTCATCCAGTATTCCATCTCACGGAATCGACGGGTAATGTCACGGTGATTGAATTTCTCACCAGCAACAAATGGGGTCCAATCTGGTCCGAGCGCCATTATCTTGCCTTAGTATATGTAATTGAATTCATTTCGAGGTTTCGCAGAAACAGGCCAGGAAAGCGGCATCCCTGCCGACAAAGCCCCAAAACGCCATTGGCCCTATCTGCAAACAATGTCGTGCCTGTGGTGCCGGTGACTGCCCACGAATAATCGCGGTGAGTGGGGAGCACTTTCAGGTCCTCTTCCCAATCTGGACCAAGGTCGCCAGAGCTACCCTCAATCTTGGCCAACAAAGCAAACACGCCATTGTGACTTCCATCAGGCATCACACCCGGACCCTCAGGCGTCCATGCAAAGGTTGTTTGATAATTAAATACATAATGAAATGACATTGCCGAATCAGTGTCATCACTAGTACCAGCCTCAATACTCTTCGGGTATGGCCACTGAAGGTACTTCTCACCACCATAGTTAAACTCAAAAAAGTCTCCCCGTCCAAGATTCCCAGCAGACGAGTAAAGAGGCGCACCCACAAGCGTCACAGGCTCCCCCTGTGTGGCAGCCGGACCCATACCCCTATCTGGTTGCTTCCACTTAGCACCACTCCACGGTAGCTGGTGGTGGTGAATAGTCCTGCTAAGCTCAGTAAACCCACTAATGCTTGAGTCAGAGTTGATGTCTGTGTTGAGGCCAAGACTAAGCCTTATTCGATGACCATGATGCCGCTTGTATTGCTTTCTTAGGTAGGTTTGAAACCCATAGTCTCTTACAAAGATGTCACATGATACGCGGACAATAGTTACATCTTTTTTTTCAGGGTCGTTTACTGCACGAACATGGGGAGACCCAGCATTTGCGGACTCAAAAGCAGAAGAACCGCCCACGCTATAGTAGTCATCCTCCATCCAGTGCGGAAACATAAGCGGCTGGTAGGAAACGGGGCTCAATCCAATACATTGTTGAAAGCCCGAAAAGCGAGAATAGTTACGAACAAACGTATCGTTGTTTAGCTCGGAATACCCAACCGCCTCGTCACGAACATTGAGACCATCTACACTTGATGACTCCCCTTGGAAATTACTAATGGTATCGTTGATTTCGCCACCATCCGAAACTCTTTTGCCTGAAATAGCCTTTGCCGGCCTAACTCGTCCCATTATCGCTTCCTGAAAATAACATTAAGGTTCCTTGCCCTAACATTAACCTTAGCCTCAACACCGGGACTTCTTGGTGCGTCATGTGATATTGCCTTTACTTTGGTAAGCTTGTACCAGGAGCCAGAATCACCAAGCGCTGTCTGTGTAGGCTCCATTTGCCTGACGTGTGCTACACGGATTTGTGTTGTAACCCTGTGAATCCCGGCAGAAATAGGCGCTACTCCAGTTAGGTAAATACCGTTCATAAACAACCCAATGGACAACCAACCAGTCTCCGCAACAGTGATTCCATCAACAAGAACTCGAAACGAAACACTGTCGCGGTCACGCGGTACTAAGGTCACACCAGACGCCACATATTTGCCTTCTACATACCCATTATGACTAGGGGCAGAGCAGGCCAGATACGACCCAAAGGTCGGAGAGAAAATCCAAGAGGGGTCGGTGGCACCGTTCTTCCAACCGTAGGTGTCACCATTACTGCAATAAACATCAACCCACTCACTCCTCCCCGAATCGACCGTTGCAGGCAAGTCTCTGTCGCCCCAGGGCGCGGCACTCGGCATTCTATAGTAGGGAATTCCATGTTCCGTAAACGGTGTATCAATTCTAAAAAAGACTTTGTTGGTATTGGTTTCATTGAAAAACGCAGTGCATCCGCCATACGGATCAGAGGGAGATAGCCACTTGTAAGCAGCATTGAAATCACAAACAACCCACCCATCTGTATCTGCGTTGATAGTCACATTCGGGAGAACATACTCGTTGCCGTCCGCGTCTACATTCAGACTGGCACTGTGCCAAGCCGTTGTCTGAGTGTTCGCGCTGAATGCATTCTCCATCTCGTTGCGCCCAAGGACGGTCGTATCATCCACAAAATCAGAGAACACCTGCACAAGGGAATTCTTAGCAATCATGGACCCATTGATCACCTTTCTGCCAATGTTGTCCCTGTCTAAGAATCCATTCATTTCGCTTGAATAGGCATCAATGTTGCTGTTCCAGTGGTCTGGATGCAGCACATCCCCAGAAACGGGAAGCACTTTTGGGAATCTCCAGGCCACGCTACCTCCTATCGGCAGTCAAAACATCGGTAAGGACCCTAATGTCCCGCTGCGCCCCAACCTTGGCCTCAACGTCAAACCCAATAATCTCAATATGGGGATTCTCTGGATTTGATGGTGTAAATGTAAGCTGAAGCTCGGTAGTTAAACTTTCGTGCATTAAGCTCACATCATACCTAAACGGTGTTGGCCTATAATATCCCCACTCAGTGTCAGAATCATAGTAGAGGTTGTCACCATACGAATCCAATGGGTCTATCAGCTTTTGCTGCTTCCTGGTTTTAGGCTCGTCGAAGGAGCGGCCAAGGTCTCTATTAACGCTAACGTCTAAGGAGAGGCCATTGGACCCAAGTGCTACAGCATACACATTTACATACGCCGGATGAACACCTGCGTAAACACCCCCAAAGTTAAGAGGTGCGGTCTTGTATAGCGGAGAAATGGTCTTGATAGAGGCCACGTTATCTTTTGTTACACGAGTTCCCCACTCATCCCCACGCCTAATTTCCGAGTGTGTGTAAACATGAACACCGGGGCGGTTGGTGGAGTCACCACTACCAAAGAATAGGTGCCCCCGGTGGTCTTTGGTTTCAACCGCACACTTAACAGGGAAATCAAACCGCCTACTCCATGCGCCAATAGAATAATGAAACACAAAGACCATGGTGTTGAACACGTCACCAAGCGCCGGAACACACAACCAAAACTCTCGATCCTGATGGTACACAATCCCAACAGCGCCGGCCAGAGCAGCATCAGATAGATCATTAAACCAACGTCGAATCGGAACACTGATTTCTGTAACACCAGTCATAGATCCAGTGTTTTCTAAGGCTCCCTCCAAAACGTAGATGCCAGACTCAGACAAAAACACAAGCCCAACACCAGGGACTTCCGCAACACTGTCTCCAGCAATACAACCGATATCTTTGGTTAATGTCTGAACATAAAACCCTCTATCGGAGTCACCCTTGATTAGATAGATCCCACGACGCTTAAACACAACAACCGCATTCTTTGTCGGATACATGCCGGTGATGTCACCGCCCTCCCCGTCGCTGATATCGAAAACATTCAACTCAGGAAACACTTCGGGCATGCTTGGTGCGCTAAAACGAATCTGATTGTTTGGCATGCCGGCCAGAAACAAGGTGTTCTTAAAGCTCACAATGAACTTGGCCTGTGCAGGCCACGGCCCAAAATCTTCCGGGTCAACTAATGCACCAAGATTGGCGTCAGTGATTCCATCCTCGATGTATTCAGACACGTTGTCTTGGACTTCCCTTAGGAAGTAGTAGTTGTTCCCATAGTTCCGGTCTGATGGATGACCAAACTCATCAAAGACATCACGGGTCCTATATATCCTGCGAGCAACGGTCTCAGAGTCACCAACTGGAAGCAACAAATAAGTGAAGCGCTTTTTACCTGAATCTCCACACTCAAATTGAACCAAATCGCTTGGCTCAGACATAGGGCTTTCTTGTCCGCGACGATTAACAAATGTCACGCGGTACTTGTATGCACACAACTTGGCATCACCAGCCGACTCGTCTTCTCTTTCAAATGGGTAGCTCGAACCAAGACCCTGATTCCGTATACGAGTGCCAAGCCAATATGACGTGCTCGACGTATTAAACCCACGAAAGACAACACCACCACCCGGCGCACCAGGGGCCCGAATGTACCCAGCGCGACCAGTAACCCTCCCATCGAACACGATTGGCTCGTCGTGACCATTGATGAGGTAAAGTCGACCACCCCAAACCATACCTTGTGTACCAGCAGACGGAGTCTGCTGAACATGTCTTGCCCGCTTCTCACCATCCCATTTATTGCCATCCCGGTCGTTAAGAGTCAAATACGGGGTGTCTGGATACTTCGACCAGAACTTACGAAGCCGCCCCTTGTCGTCTTCCCAAATAAGCCACTGACGAGCGCCGTTGTGCTGAGAAAACCAATGAAGCGAGTCTATTCCAGCATCGCCCCACGGGGCATATTTCAGTGAGGCTGTGGTGACCGGTCGATAACCACCACAAGCTGACCACGAATCATTCAATGTCCACGTCATGTCTTGAATGTCAGCCGCAGAATCAGGTGTCACTTGATACCGAAGGTCAACCCCACGGAGTCGAGACAATACGAACGACTGGGTTTTCATCAGGAAGGCTCTACCTTGGCGGGGGCTCCCCACCGCTCACCAGCATAAACCGACCGATCAAACCCGGCCCGTACATACATTCTATCAGGACGGGAGAGGTATTTCTGGCGCATCCGGTCAAGCAACTCATCAGAACGCTTTTCATAAAGCTGCGAATGAGTCGTCATGCCGTGCTGCATGGCGATGTCTTGTAACGCCTTGTAGACCAGTAGATGATGGAACTGTGGAGGCCACTCAGGAGTGTCTGCGTCTGCCACCAGGCGGCGTGGTCGGCTCAAATACCGAACCTCGATATCCATATCGCTGGATGGCCTACGATACACCCGGAAACACTGCCGTGGCCCAGATTCATCTAAGACCAAAAGCTTATGCATCTGACCATCGTGGTAAGTCCACCGACCATTGGCTGTTCGATCACTCCCCGGCCACCCAAGGTACGTTGGCTCCACCAAGTGGCCCGGAGCAGGCAACGACTCACTACCGATCACCTTTCGCCCAGTGTCAAAAAGCGCAGTGTCACCACTTGAGCCTGCCTCTTCAGCAACATCAGCAACATGATGCCACCGCTGGAACCCATGGTGCCGTGTAGAAATTGCTCCATCAACCTTGCGACGGTAAATACGCTTGTACATACCAGACGGCTGTGCGGATGGGACCACAGCACCAGTGGCGTCTTGCCAATCGAAGTCTGGATACACGCCCCGAGTATCAATCATGCCCCTCAATCGAATACCGGAAGCGCCCGCATACTTTAGTGAGGTCACAGGAGATGGCGGTGACTCAATGCCACAATACAAAAATGTGTAGCAATACTCATAAGTGGCATTCATCAGCAAGGACACAACGCCAGAATTTGGCGCACCGGTCATGGTGTGCGCGTCAGCCTCTTCAGCTATCATTGGGCCGGGCGGTGGATAGATGAACATCGGCTCATCCTCAATAACCACCACTGGATTGCCCGAGTTGTCTCGGTCCAGATAGGCCATTTCCTCTTTGCGTCGATCAATAAAGGTCAACCTGCCATGATCTGGGGCTGTTGTGGTGGATGTTGATACTGTTCCGTCCGTTTCCGTATGTACTGGGCCAGTAAAGCCACGGTCGATGACCCCAAGCACCTCAACACAATCTGGCGGCAACCAATACTTACGGAACTCAATAGTGTATTCATCAACACTGACTTTTTCGATGGTCGGTTGGTCATTGCCGTCACCCGGAGTCACTGTAGACGGGTCAAGAATCGGACGATCAACAACAATGTAGTGCCCAGACGACCCAGGCTGAACCACGTCTGGGACATTGTATCGATTGACATAGCTACCACTACCTTCACCCGAGTCAATGGGCGGGGCGGTGGTTGCACCAGCAGCGTATGATTCCGAATAATACAAACCAGTAATTAAATACTCGGAATGAAACCCGCCATGACCCTTGGCACCAGACCTTTGGGTCGCACCCGTCTCTTTAAGCACCAGGTAGTTGCCCATCATCTCTGGCGTCTGGAACCATTGGTTGATTCCAGTGGGGAACACCTTAGTGTTGGCATACGCTTCAGCCGTATCACCAATAATAATGGTAGTGTCCGAATCTCCTTCGATATCCGCACGCAGAGTCATCCTGTAGGTCTTGTGCAGAAAGAGCCACGGATACTGCGTCGAAAGCTGTAGGTAGTGCCGATTGATAATCCGCGCGGTCATGTCCCGGTACTGTTTAAGGTCCGGGTTGTAGTCCAAAGCAGCGTTGATTTCTTCGCGCAGTTCAAGCAGATTCATGGCACACCCCTAAAAGAAAACCGGCAGACAAGGTATTGTACCCCGCCTGCCGGTGATGGGCGCGAGGCCCGGTAGCGAAAATGGCTTAGAAGAAACCCTGGTCGATGATCATGACATCGGCGTAGTTAGTTACAGCAGAGTCGGCCTCAAGGCCAACAGCACAAACTGCACCGAAAGTGGTTTCGGCCAACATGCTTGCCATCCCAACCGTTCCACCGCTAAGTGGGCCAGTGAGGGGAAGGCCCTCATCGCACGATGCATTGACGTATGCGTTCTCGTACTTGCCAGCGGTCTGGACGACCACGGTTGCGCCAGCAGCAACGGTTTCAGTCGCAACGCCAAACGTCAAACAGTTCGCTGTCGTACTCGAAGCGCCAACCTCTGCATTAGCGCATGAAGCGCCAAGGCCATTGGTGGTATCACCGGTAATCGATACGAAAAACCCTTTGGTGCATGCAGCCGACGCATACAGCGTCACAAACTTCTTCGGAAAATGATTAGTGCCATCAACACCATCAATCTTATGAATTGCCATGATATCCTCCCTCTTTTGATTCTATGGCTATGAAGTAGGGTGGAGGCCGACATGACCCCCACCCAATCTAAGAAGACTTAGAAGGTTTCCAGGTCGAACCCGATGCCGCTCGAACCAAGGTGCTTGGCGATAAGCTGACCACGGACGCGAATCTTCGCGGCGCGAACATCGTACTCACCAGACACCGTCTCGAAGTCGGACAGGTCGAAGTAGCCCTTCGGATCCCACAGGCAGTGGATGTCGTTCATGTTCAGCATGTAGAAGCTGATTGGGTCACCCGCACCAGTGGTGGCACCAGCATCCGGCATGTTGCGCTCGACGTTAATCTGCACACCATCCCAATACTCAACCAGACGACCGCCATCGATCTTGCCCTGGTCGACGTACCGCTCGTGAGCCTGGAGCGAACGCTTCAGGTTCTTGAACCCGGCCCGAGAAGCCAAGATCACGTTCGGGTCACCGTTCGGAGACACGGAAGCAATCTCGACCTTCAGGTCATACAAGCCAGCAAGACCGTTCGCGTTGAACGAGCCTGCACCATCAAAGCGCTGGTTCTGCCAACCAGTCTTGGAGCTATAGGTGGACTTGCTAACGCCTCCAACAGTGTTGCCTTGCGCGCCAACGGCGTTTTCCTCAAGGAACCCATCGGCGGAGCCAGTGGCCGCAGCATCAACACCGTTGAGCGTGCCCCAGTCTTCCCAACCAGCAACACCGCCCTGGACGATCTGCTTGACGAACTCACGCTTGAGCGCGTTTGCAGTCATCGTGACCCGGTTCTCCAGAATGGAGAGAACCGCAGCGTCACCCTGGTTGATCATCTCTTCCTCAGAAGAAATCGCCACCGGACGAACAACGTGTGCCCACGAATACACAGCAGGCTTGAACACGTCCTCGACGCTCAGGTCGATGCGCTCGTAACCAGTTCTCAGTCGCGTAGTGGACGAGTGGTCCTCGAATCCAAGCGGAATCACGATCCGTGTGCCACCAGCCTGGGAGGGCTGACCAGCGCCATGGACGCGCTCGCTCGCATCCAGAAATGCGGTCGACTCATGAACGTTATCGCGCCATTCCTTCATCAGAATGTGCATCGTGGTCGACAACAGTTCATTGCCAATGGTCAGTGCGGTGGTGGGCATTTCATGCTCCTATGGGTTTAGCGAACTTCACCCGCAATTCTTTTTGCGGCTTCGGGGTTTGATTGTAACCAAGTAGCAATAGCATGAGCACCACGCTTCTTGATATCGACAGGAATATCCTCAACGCCAGGAGCGCTGCTCATGGCTGTTCTACTAACACGTCGAGCAGATTGAGCACGAGCACGTCGCTCAGATTCGATTCTTGCGTTTTGCTCAGCCAAAACACGACGTGCTTTTACAATCTGATATGCGTCTTGGGTTGAGATTGGCGCAGCAGAGCCTTTACGGCCCTGAACCATAGACGCGACATCTTTCTTAAACGAAGGCTCTTTAAGCTCAGGATGACTATCCATGAACTCAAGATATGCAGATTCCCGATGATGACGAGCAGACGCCTGCTGCATCGGAGACAAAACCGTTCGCAGACCGTCAGCGACACCCTTTTGAATGCGAGCCCGCATTCCTTCTTCACTCAAGATGTCAGGAAGCTCACCCTCCGGGGTGTTCAAAACCTCTTGAACCGCTGGATCATTTGCAAGTGCTGAAAACTCAGCCTGGCGGCGAGCAAAGTCCCGCTCCATCTTCTGAAGTTCCAACTCACGTTCGGCAAATCGAGTCTCTGATTGCTTAGCGCCATGCCCAAGCTTCTGCTTTTCAAGTTCATATGAAATCCGAAAGTTGTGAAGCATCCGGCGAGCAGTAGTAGGAAGCTCCTTAATGTCATCTTCGGAAATGTTGTCATAGAACTTGTCTGTTTGAAGCTCTTCAATGTCACCGAGAGCAGCCGTCAGAGGATTAAAAACCTCTTCGTTGGCCTCGACTGACACTGCCAGAGGTTCCGTGTTTCCTGGCTGGGCTTCCGGCTGAACCCCAATGGACGCAGGCGCTGCCTCAACCTGATGTGCAGCAACCCGTTCCGCATCGGCAGGCTGCACATCTACGAGATTGGCTAAATCAGCAGTAGCAACCGACGTGTCCCCCGACACCGGCTGTGCTTCTTCAGCAGTCTGTGTTGTTAACTCCATACTCACAATAACTCCATTATTAGTCGTTCAGAAATGTACCATTATACAAGCACTTAATGCAAACTAAGCAAGTCCCTCAGCAAGCATTTGATCTTCCTCTGGAAAAGACCCAGGTGCTGGGGCCTCTTGCGGCGTTTCTTCTTCACCGCCCACTGGAGCCATAAGTGCCTCAGCAAGCTTCTTGTCTTTACTCATGCGCTTTAGCTGTGCAGTAGCCTTTCGGACCTCAACATCTGATGTCAGTTCCATGGGGTCAAAGCCGTACTTTTCAGCATACTTCCCATCTTCCAAAACGCCCAACGCCTCATTGATTGCAACCAGCGGCACAAAAATCTGCGGCGGAAGCGGCTCGTTCCATTTGTTCTTCTCAACACCAGAGAAATCAACTTCAACAGCGGGAAGCTGACCATCAGTAAGCTTGCTGATGGTGTCATTGAACTGCTTAACCAGGGTCTCAAGAGCCTTGACGCTGAACGGCTTCTCGGGCTGTGGGGCAGCCGCTGCGATTTGAGCCATGTCTACTTCAGGTGGCCCAGCCGGGGGCATGCCCTCAGGCGGCATGCCCTGGGGCGGCATGCCCTGGGGCGGCATGCCCTGAGGTGGGGCGGCCATCGCTGGATCATAGCCGGGCTCTCCAGGGTAGGGCAGCGGGGCTCCGGTTGCGGGATCGACTGGCATGTTGGCTCCTTAAAGTCTTCCTTGGTCCCGAAGCTTCCGAACTTCTCGAAACTCGGGAGAGTTATCAAACTTGTCGCAGTAGTCCACGTACTCGCGGTCTTCCTTCTCGTTTATATCATCCATCTTTCTGTATTCAGAATCAAGATCCCAATCACCATCAATTGGCGTCAATCCTCGCTGCTTACAAACCTCTCGTCTGTGCGCTTTGCTTTCAAGCATAACCCCAAGCCCGCGATCATAGTATGGAAACCGCTCACTCCATCTATCGATTTTTGCAGTAGGTATCCATACAGAGTCAGAATCACCACACTTTGGACACTTCTGTGGGCTGTTGTGTGACTGGCCTTCCGTGCGGTCAATGAGTTCATCAAAAATAAACTCACAAGCCCTGCACTTAAAGTCGTGCATCACCAACCCATTCCCCTCAGAGTTGTAAAACTTCTCATTTCCAGCATCGTTCGCCTGAGCCATCGACATGCGAATCACATACTTTGCGTCACCATCACACACTCGACAGTCAACCAGGTCAGGACGATTGCTGAATCGAAAGATTTCATCATGCTCCGAGCCACACAAGCCGCACGAGTAACTATACAGGGGCATTGGCTACTCCAAGAATCTGGGACAACATCTGCTGCTGCTCGGCAGGCGGCATTGTTTCCATTTCAGAAAGCATCTGAACCATCTTCGGGTCAGAAGCAAACAGCTTCTTTAGCTCACCGATTGCTTGATCTGGTGGAAGCTGAGAAATCTCAGCGATGATCGCTTGTAGCTGCGCCTCTTCTGACGGCGGAGCACCCGGAGCACCCGGAGCACCAGGAGCACCAGGAGCACCAGGAGCACCAGGAGCACCAGGAGCACCAGGAGCACCAGGAGCACCCGCGCCGTTTGTTGGGGGAGCGGCAGGCTGCTTGGGATCTTGTTCTTGCTCAGCGGCAACCTCTTCTGTTTGAGAAAGAAGCTCGTCAGGATGCAGATCCTTTGGCAAATCAAACCGCTCCGCAATCACCTTCATGTATGCCTTAGCAAACACACCCTCTGGACCCGGTTGCTGTGATGCTTGCCAGAGCGCCATATAGGGCTGAAGCAGGGCCACAAGGTTTTGCTGCATAGCGGCGTCATTAAGCGGGGTCCGACCACCCTCAACAAACGAGATGTCGAAGCTGGCGTCCAGGTCATGAACCGCGACCATCACAGGCTCGCCACGCTCTTGCAGCATCAAGACTTCTTGTTGGATTGAGATAGACTTCTCGCCCTCTTGGGCCACGCCAAGTGGTCGGGCAAGCTCATCGTCAACGTAAGGCTCTTGGGACGCTGAGATATTATCGACCAGTGCCTGTTTCGCTTGCGACTCTTCCTCTTCCGTAAGCTCACCCTTTGGCTCTTCACCACCCAGCGATGAACCCAGAACCTGAAGTTCCTCTGGCGACATGTCACCAAGATCATCCTTGCCGGCAATCTTCTTGATCAGCGCCTTGAAATCGTCGCTCTTAATATCGATGCCGCCCTTCTCCGCAATCGAACGAATACGGTCAGCGGTCCAAGGCTCTTCTTTAGGCTCTGGGGGCTTCTCTTCTGTGCCCTCGTCAGGAATAGCGCCCACTTCAGCGACCCGGATATCCTGGTCCTCGTAGGCCCCGCGAGAATCACCCGCATCCGTCATAGCGGCAATCAAAGCGCGCAGCAGGAGCTTCACAACCGTAGCAAGCCACTCATCTTTGATGGCTGCATGCATTCCAAACTCAGACTCGGTGTACATCTGTACCGTCTGAACCTCAAATGCTGTTGCCTTGGTGACCTGACCCCGCGCCTGCGGACTTGTTCCAATCACGCGCTCCAAATCACGCTCGACCTCACTAAGATACCGGTCGATATTTGCTGAAATCGGAGAGTTCTGAACAGGAATGATGGCATCGGTCAATGGCCGGTCAAAGTTCTGGTCTACCTGAAGAATCAAACCATCGTGCCCTTCGGTGAGATTCGTCATCTCTTCACCGCTGAGCGTGCCCTTTCGGGTGACGTACTGGCGCGTATCCTTGCGGGTAGCCATGGCCATGAACGACCGATAGGCGTTCAACTCTCGAATCTGTGGCATGAGCCGAGATGTCTGCGCAACACCTCTCAGCGGGAACTCTGGCTCTGAGTTGAAGATGAGCGGGACGATGTGTGACGTAGCCGTACCATCAGGGTTAGCAAATGGCAGCGGACCCGTGTACACAGGCGTCTTCGATAGAGCGCCCTGGCCAAGTACATATATCTCAAGGCGTCCTTGATAGGCGACATCTGGATTGTCTTCATCCTTGATGGTGTCCTTTAGATTGCAAAGCTCAAGCACACGAACAAACGCCGCCTCATCACTGTTGGCTTTGTTTGCCTTCCGAACAGACGACTTTCTACTCGTTGTCCCCGACTCAGAAAGAAAATCAACACGGCGAGTCCCAGCCAAGTCTTCCAAGCCGTATTCCCGTTCGACTTCACTCTTTGGGCGATAGTAGACGTGACCCCGGAACCGCTCGTCCTCGGCATCGCTAACATCATTGTCCAGCACAATCTCCCACCAAGGGATGACTCGAAGCCATACACGGTCAAGCGCATTTCCAGTACCAGGGGTGTACCCAATCTTGGCACCACACCCTGGATAAAGTAGGGCTTGCTTTAGGCCAGACATCACACGCTGATGAATCTTCCGAGACGCCAACCACCGGTTCACTGCAAGCGATGACTTGATTGGGTCACCCTTCCCGGCAGGGTCAGGGCCCATCACAGCCCGACTTGCACGCGGGTACAATGCCGACAAGTAGGTCGAAAGCACGCCCCACATCCGGTTGACCTCAACCTCAACATCGGTCCCCCGCTTAGAGGAACCAGACGTGCCACCCTTGTTTTGTACAAAATCCCAATAGCGAGTCAGGTATGTCGACTTGTATAGCGCCCAATGGTGACGATTCTTGCGCATGTTCCGGTCATGGGCGCGCAAGTGCTCGTGAACTACTGAGTGCGGAAGTTGGTCGGTCGTGTTGTCTGTTTCAGCCATTAGCCTTCACCAAATCGACGAGCAGCATTAAAAGGATTCCGTCTGGCATAATAACGCTTTGGGCGTAAATGCGGCGCAATGTTCGCTGTGGGCAGAGAGCGGCGATTCCACTCAGCCAACATTAAAGCATCTGCGTGGTCATCGTGGTAGCCATCTTGACCTTCAATCCGACCGTTAGACTCTCGAATGTGCATTAGCTCTTGAATGGTCGCCAAGTCGTTCAACTCAAGAGCATCACCATTCACCATCTGGCGTAAGTGGGCATACCCGTTCTCCTTGCTACCCCTTGATGTTGTCCAATACTTCGGAGTCCTACTCAACCCACCGCCCTCTGTCGTGGACTTGCTCCACAACGGAAGCCCGGACTTCTGAAACTCTCGAATAACCACCTTGCCTGCGCCACCAGGATTGCTCTCAACCAACGCCCTGGCCTTGTTGTAGTGCGCCGCAAGCTCGATGGCCTTGGTAGCAAACAAAATCTCACCACCCTCATTCATCGACAAAACAGCAACCTGCCTCCCATCCGAACTCAAGACCTGGGCAACTGCATAGTCACCACGGTTGCACCAGGATGGGTCAACACCCATTGAATACGTTTCACCTGGAATGGGCCGCTCATAGATGCGAACATTCCCCTCAACAGGCTTTACAGTCGAAATCAACTGGTTCAAATAATCAGCATCAAACCATGACCCATCAAATACAGCAAAACCATCTTCAATCGTCAGAGGATACTCACGACGAAACCGTGAAATCCCAATACCATTGACACCGTGAATCTTCTCGTGACGCCAGTAAAGCTGCGGCATCGTTAGCCCATGATGCTGCGCAAGCTGCCACTCCTCCTCATCAGGCTCCCAACCGTTGGCGGGCTCAAGCTGGTACGAAAGGTGGTCGGACCACTTAAAGAAGCGAAACCGGACATTCGGGTCGCCGTTCCGCTCGGCCTCAATCGCAGCCAGTACCTTCTGGTGGTACAAGTTTCCGGGGCCATCCGCAGTCGAAATGATGATGGTCTTACGGTGAGGCCCCTCATGCATCGTAGAAGTGATTGAGGCCCACACCTCTTCAGCGTTCGGCCAGAACGCCAACTCATCTGCATGCAGCCGCTGGTACGTCCAACCACGGGCCTCACTCTTACCACCCGCAGTCATGCATCGGAAACCGGCCATGGTGTCTTCGTAGACCAACTCGCGCTTGTTGGACTTGCCAACCTTGCGCTTCATGAACTCCGGCAACGAACGGTAGTAATGCCGAACCCGGCCAAATATCGCATCAGTCGACTCATAAGAATCAGCAACAACAAGACAGCGTACCGGGTCCGGACACCAGTAGAGATAGTTGAAGTTGTAAGCAGTGGCAACAGTGGTGTCGCCAATCTGACGAGGCTTGTAGTGAATCACCGTCTCGGCAGGAGACATGAAGTCCTGCAATGCCAATACCTGCTCAGAGAAAGGTGTGTCGAAATACCTTTCCTGCCCCTTCTCATCGATGATTTTTAGACGGCCAATGAACTCTTCTGGATGCATAGCCAACTCTTTGAGCTTTTTGCTCTCAGGAGAAGCACCATGCAATCCAGCAAACTTCACTACGCCTCACCGGTCTCAGCACGCCAAGCATTGCCACCACTCAAGCCAAGGTAGCTTCGAATCTCGCGCATCTGAGGTTCGTTGTCTTCTTTCTGCTTGGTATTCGGCTCAATACGAACCTTCGAATACTGGCGATACGCCCACTCTTCGCCCTCACTCATACCGTCACGAATCCCGGTCCAAAACTGATAATCCATCATCTGGAACTCAACGTCCCCAATCTCGGTCATGCCAGGAAAGCCTACAAAGAACCACTTCATGAATGGCTCACCAAGCTCCACCCAAGTCTGCCAAACATCTTCCGTGACCGGAGCACCAGTCCACTTCGGGTTGTGTGACTCCCGAAACCACTCACCACGAAAACACTTGCCCCGCTTGGCTAAGCGAATGGCCAACCTTTTGAAACGATCCTGATTCTTTGTTGGGCGAAACTTCGTGCCATCTGACACCAGCCACCTATCAACGCCTGGATGGAGAACATGCCCATCCTCTGACTGCTTTATCTCAGGTGGACTGGTCCACTTCGCTTTCCACTTCTCATCTTTGGTATCAGATTCGTCGCTCATAGCACCCTCGATTTGACTGAAGCCCCAGATATCTTTACCATGATTATATGTCTATGAAGAACGATGATACCAGACGTACTGAGAATCAATGGATCCCCCATAGCACCATTGTTGACCAAATGAACAAGAAGGGTGAGAAGCTAAACCCCAGCGTTGAACTTGGCTCCGACGAAGACAAAGCCAAGTACATTGCTAAGATGAGCGACCTGTTCCACAAGAAGTGGAAAGAATCAGGCTACCGCTAAAACGGGACATTTGTCTCAAAGCCCCCCTGACTACCGCTCGGTCGCGACTGACCATTTGTGGGCACTGAGGGCCGAGCCTGGGAATCGGATCGATCACCAAGGAACTTCACCTGATCCGCAACCACCTCGGTGGCCTTGCGCTCAATACCGTTCTTGTCTGTAAAGTCTCGGGTCTGAATGCGGCCCTCAATGTAAAGCTGCTTGCCCTTTGAACAATACTTGTTCACGTTCTCAGCCACCTTGCCCCACATCGTCACTGTGTGCCATTCAGTGTGGTCTACCCACTGGTCTCCGTCCTTTCTGCGCTCGTTCGTCGCAACACGAACATTGACAACAGAAAAGCCGCTCTTCGTTTGCCGAAGCTCAGGGTCTGTACCCAAACGACCAACCAAAATCACCTTGTTTACACTCATGTCTATTTACTCCCTCGCGTCATCTCACTAATGAAAATGGCGATCTTTCGGGCGTGATGCTTCTTGTCTTTAAGCGCACCCGGATTTTTCTTTTCGTAGACCCGCAACTTGCGAGCCAACTTCAGTTGTCGAGCAGATGAAAGCTGCTCACCTCTTTTCGTACTCATCATTCATCTCATGCGTATTTGTACAAATCACCCTTGCTGTTCAGCTTGCCACCCTTAGCCAAGCCGTGACCATCTGCAATCAACTCTTTTCCGGTTCTCTTCTCATCGTCAGGCACACCTTTCTGGTCTTTCTTCTTTCGGAGAATGTATTTCCCACCACGCAATGCTTGCTTGGGGGTGATTCTCTTGTTTCCAGCCATCAGACTTCCTCCGCCTCCATTCGCGCATGCTCGATTAAATCACGACCAGTACGCTGGCGTTGATCTGCAAGTTCACGAATCGCTTCTCGCTGTTTACCCATCTTATCAGTTACGGACAACCACTGTTTCTCTAATGAAGCAACCCGTTCACTTTTGCCAGAAAGCCGAACTGACGTTGGAAACTCAAAAAACTCTTCCTCGATTCGAGCAGCAATACTCACTAACCGGTCCATCTCGGCCTCAGCATCCCCGTGCTCCCGGTCCAACGTCTGGCCCTCTCGCTCTTCAATGTCGCCACGGAACGAACCAATGGGCTCCAGAGGCTCCACAAGCGTAACAGCAGGGCCAGTTGCAACCTCAAAGCCGTCAGGCTCAGGGGCAACAAACGACTCCATCAGTTCCATGTCCAGGGATTCAAGTGCCATTCGCTGACACCACATCTTGTGCCTTGGGCTGAACCAACTCAGCCATCTCCCGGCGTCGGCTCACGGCCTTGCCTCGCTCCCGTGCAATCTCGGCGTCAATCACCTCAAGACCAGCAGCGTTGGGGCGCTCAGGGTTGCTCAGGACGGCCCTCTTTACTTGCTCGATAATCTCACTCATTAGTAGCCCCCATACAGGGGTCGGTGGAGTTGCCGCAGTTCCATCGCCTGCTGGCGCGCTTGTAGAAGCTGTGAAGTAGTCATCGCGGCTGCCTGCTCTGCGGGGATACCCAATTCGTTGATTACCGCATTGCGGGCCTGGTTTTCCTGCTGCGCAAGTGCCGCTTCTTCCAATTGCCTCTGCTGAAGCATGCGCTGCTCGCGGTGCATGGGATCAGACTCTATGCCAAGGCGCACCCGCTCATTTCGAAGGCGGGCAAATTCCAATGCCTCTTGCTTCTGAGCCATCAACACCTCGGTGCGGGCTGCAATCTCGCTGGGAGTCAGAGTTGCCCCCTGCGTCGCTATCTGTTGCTGCTGCGCAGAAGTCAGCGGTGTCGAAACATAGCCCGGTGGTGCCTGCGTTGGGGGAAGACCCATAGGCGTACCAGCAGCCTGCGCAACCTGTGTGCGAGCGCCAGGTGGCGGAAACACGCCCTGACCTCCAGGCGGCATCCGCATGTTGGCCATCAATATGGCATCACCAACAGGCAGTTGCGGTGTAAGTACGGTCTGACCACCCTGTCTTGGCGTAGCGCCAATCGCAGCACGCTCTCCTGGGGTCAGGCTGGGCGGAGGGATGTTGCGTGCCGGTGCTGTGGCTGGAGCAGCAGGGGAAGGTGTAAAGGCCGATGCCGGTAGCGGCGCTGGCGTGCCAACCGTTTTTGCAAGCTGTGCGCGAGCACCAGGTGTCGGTAGTGTTGTCATTGGTGTTTTCGCCATTAGTTACCTCAGGGCCTTTGGGGTTCGGATAAACAGGTCATTCGCTCACCCCACCTAAAGCCCGAAGACGCTCAAGTTCAACGCCCTCAAGATCAGCAGATCGGATTCTCGAAATCTCAGCCGCAGCAGCATCAGACAAATATCCAGCCTCATACAACCGAGACAACACCCCAGGGTCAGACGCAATCGTCTGAATAGTCTCTGGGTTCAAATCCCTCATCTCCAACGGGGCATCCTTGTAACGAGCCAATGAAGCTATCTGAGGCTCAAACTGCTGCGTCTCCGCATAACTGCCAGGGCCCTCGCCAAATAAGAACTGCCCTGGACCAGCAACTAAAGGCAAAGCCAGCCCACCCGCAAGCAAAGCACTTTCACCAGCAGCAGCAACTGGAACCCTTTCGGCTGCTTGCACTGCCATTGCGCGAGCATTCGCTACACGCCGCGCTTGAACACGCATCTCGGGAGAGCCAGTACCATACTCACCACGATAAAATGGGTAGTCGCGCGTAGCAGCCTGCTGAGCAATATCCCTCGCTGCCCACGATACGTTCTGAGGATTCGGAGTTGCATATGTAAATCGAGGGGTACCCGGAACAGATGAATATACCCGTGGAGCCCCCGCCAACTGATGTCTCTCAGACATTCCACGAAGTTTCGCAGCTTCACCACCGGCCTGGCCAGCTATAGACCGCCAAGAAGGATCGTATGGCTGTGTGCCAACACCGCGCCCACCGCTCACCGCAACGTCCATGCCCAATACACCCAACGTAGCCGCCCTGCCCATCTGGTAACCAGCAGCCAAAATCCGATCTTCCTCGGACTGCTCAAACCGAGCGCGCTGTTCATCTCCAGCCATCACATCTCCCCGCGAGAACGCAAAATCGAAACTACCCGAGACCGCTCGTCAGCTACAATCTTACGATACTGCTCCGGTGAGTAGTCGTCCAGCGCCCACCCATACCGCATATAAGCCAACTCTGTAGCCATCTCGGTCAACAACTCGCCGCTCATGCCCTCACCGCCCATGTCATGGCCACCCAGACGGTCCTCAGCACGCCCCATCAGCGCATCCACGTCAACGGTCCCGCTCTGGCGGAACTCGCGCGCAAACTCCCCCTCAGGGTCAATCGCAGGTGATTTGTCAGGGGCCTTGGCCATCTACCTCATTCCCTCTCTTCGAAAAGAGGCTCTTCAACAGGCTCTCCCTGAGATCGAGTAGATTTCGGAAAACCAGTCTCGACTACGGGTCTGTGCGCCCGGATAAACCGTTTGCCCTGCTGCTCATGCGATTCCAAAGCTTCCACAAGAGCAAGGTCTTTGATGAGGTCTCCAACAATCCCGTGGCCTACCAGCTTTCCACTGCCATGTCCCTGGGCACCCCTGGGGCTAAGGTCTCGGCGGATTAGCTCCTGCCGCAACTGCTCTGCAACTTTGCTGTAGTTGGTTTCGTATGGAGGCTCATCTTTGGGGCCTTCGACCTTGAAGTATCTTGGCCCGCGGCCCCCCAAACCCATTTCCCGGCCTACATTCAGCATCGCTGCCTTAGGATCATCATAGGCCCGGCTGAAGGCTCTCTTATACACGCTGCTATTCCTTGCCGCTGCAAGATAATCAGCGCCATCTCTTGTCGTTAGGTCTGCTTCGCTCGGCTCTATGCTCATCGCATCAACCAACGGGTCGCCAGTATCCTCCGCCTCGCCAGCGGCAGGAACCGGCTGAGCATCGCTAAGCAAAATGCCCAAAAGCTGTCTGCGCTCACCGGAATCCATGTCGTACACAGACTTTAAGGTCTTTGCAAAGTGTTCAATCGGCCTGCGTGGTCGCTCGAAGGCACCCTCCCTCATGGTCTTTGCAAAGTATTCAACATCCCTGAATGGTCGCTCGAAGTGCTCCCTCACGGCTTCAGGACTGAACTGCGTTGAACGTGGTCGCCGCTCAAATGGCGCAAATGGTCGCCGCTCAAATGGCGCTGGGTAGTCCGTCACATCCAGTTCGCCTGGGATGTCTTGCGGTGCCCCTGACGAACCCGCCAGCGGATCTGCAACGCCAAGCTGACCAGAAAGAGCGTCAATCTCGCCCTCAAGCTGATCATAACGCTGAATCAGTTCCTTCCTGTCTACAGGAAGCGCATCGTATCGCGCAAGCGCATCAGCAAGCTGCCGCTGTAAATCAGAATCGCTCGTCGTCGTTGTTGCGCCCAAAAGTGTTGCGTCTTCACCAGCCATCACTCACCTCATGTCGTAAAGCGAATCTTGTACGTGACCGCCGACTCAGGATCGTCACTGCCCTCTGTGCCACCAATACCCCGCACCACAGCCGCAAACAAACCAGTCGTATACGGCAAACCACCCGGATATGAAACGCCAAACGTGTCGCCAGCAGGGATTCGAAAAATATGGTCCGGTGCCGTCTGGCCAACAGTCGGAGCACTCCCAGAACCCTGGTACAACTTTAGATAACAATCCGTAGCACCAGAGTTTGTACTCTCTACCGAGTAAATCGTGCCAGAAGAGTCATCAATCTGGTTCACCGTGCTTGCATTTCCGCTCGTCTCAACCGCCTCGGTCGTGCCAAGCGGTGATGAGACCAGTGACTTCAATAAAGACATTTAAACTCCTAAGTTGCAACAACGCTGACAATCACGGCACCAGACGGGTCAGTGGTGGCGTCACCACCAGTGCCAGCAGTGGTACTACAGTTCATGGACAAACCACTCGTGAACCCTACCCCACCTGTGTATACAAGCGCCCTCCGAGCACCACCAGCTACCGCTATCTGATGATCAGGAACCGTCGTGCCAGAAGTCACGGTCGTGGACGAATCATACAGCTTCACGTACACCACAGTTCCCGCATTGGCAGCATTGTCAATGTCGATGAACTTGACCACCACTGGACCACCAAAGATGTTGACCTTCGCGTCAGCCTCAAGATCGGTATCATACGCAATCTTTCCCTCAAAACTCGAACTGCTCGCAATCGATAGCGCCATGTGCTCCCCCTAAAAGGATTCTGCTCAAATACTCTACTCCATCAGAGCCGACCTGAAAAGGCGCAAGCAAAAACCACTGAGGGCAAAATGCCCCCAGTGGCTAAGTATGTAGTCAACAACTTGACTCGCCTATAGATGAAACACTTACACGGGGACTGCAAAACTCACCTACAGACAAAGTCACACTACTCTTGTATGCATGGCCGGTCAAATCCAAACAAAAGACCCGCCAGCAACAGGAAGCTGACGGGCCTAAGCAACAATAAACGAGGACATGACGCCTCACAACAAACATAGTCGCGAACGACTGCTATTGCAAGAACTCGCAGTGAAGACGACCCCTGGCAACCCAACAACGTGCGTAGCGCTCACGTGCAGACCTGTCTTCAGCACAGCGGAAGCGGTAAACCGCCCAATCGCTAAGATCATGCACGCCATGCGAGTCCTCAACAAGATCGCGCACCAAGCACTTGCGGCCAGCCGCCTCGTAGCGCAACTCACGCTCAAAACCAAAGTCCATCATCCCAGCCTCGTGGTAGCGCGTCAAATACCCGCACTCGATGCCAAAGTCATCGCCAGCACCAGAACGACACCAAATGTACGCCCGCTTGTCTGACCAACGACAATCGACCTCAAAATGAGAACGAGAAGCGCCCCTGTACAGTTCGTCTACATAAAACGGGTCACAACCAGCCTCAATCGACTTCTGCTTGGCCTGGCTTAGCCATCTGTAGTTAATCTGCTCGATGCTAAAAGCATGAGACATCCCAATCACCATCATCATCCAAATCACTATTCACCCCTCTTAATGCCTGGCCCTTCGGAATGAAGGACTTCGGCTCACAGTTTATCGGTCTAATCATAATCTCAATGCGAGGAATGCCGTCTTTCTCTGCATAGCAGTCCTGACATTCGCTCTTAACTACCAAGCAGTCATCCCTGATGATTCCTGCCATCACAATCGCATCCCATGTACATTTCTCTATGTTGTCTGCATCTGGAGTCTTAGGCTTCCAGATAAGCCCACCAGGATCCTTCTTACGCATCAATCGCTTCGGTCTTGGCGCTGCTGCAAGCAATCGAACCTCTACAGGCCCGTCAAACGGCGTGCTCTTCCAAAGCGAACGTAAAACAAACGCCGTTCCACGCTCCCACTCCGCTGTACGCTTCGGCGTGTAGATACGCGCATGCCCACCAACAACAGCAGCCCGCCCACGCCCCTTTCCTATCGGAGCACCAGGAATCACTGCAAAGAATGGGAAATTAGGCATTTTGGCTCGCTTCGTATAGCGCTGTGACTGTCTCATGCAACTTAGTCATGTCGGGCACACCATCAAGGTCTTTTGCGTTCAGGTAGGCTTCATCTACGATGATGTACAGCCTTTTAACCATGAACTGGTTGTCGTAGTAAACATTCAGGTCGTGTAGAGCCCAAGGTATGTCAAGTCGGCCAGGAAGCTGCTTTGCCCACCAAGGAACCTGCATCCAGTCCATTTCACGCAAGGAATGGCTCGATAGCCACGAATACCACTCGCCCAACACCATCCGTAGCTGATGCTGAGCACGACGAGCTAAAACTTCCATTAGTTCTTGTACGCCCAGCGTTTGTAGCCAACATCAGACAAATCAATCATGGACATGCCAAATGGCTCATTCCAAGGACCGTCATGACGCTCAAACCAGAAAACAAGGCAATCCTCCCACTCCTTAGGCGTCAAACGCACCCATTTGATGTGGTAGTGCTTCGCTGCCATCAAACGAAGCGGCCTTGGTAGCACTTTCTGATCCTGAGCATAGATCGACTTGCATAAGTCAATGAAGTCCCAACAAGGCTTTCGCTTATGGCTGTAGTTGCTGAAATGGATGCGCAGACAATCAGCATCAGGCAACAGATGCGCACATCGATAACTCTGGTCGTACATAGACTGAGCCATGCTGCGAAACTTGGTGTACAGCGAGCCATCCACACTTGGCCCTGCTTTTAGCATCTGCCCATGGAATAAACGCAGTACAAACTCACCAGCACGCTGAACTTCAGGGCTTAGTCGTAAATGGCGCTGAATCTCATGCCCGGTGCGTGGAACAATGGACGAAAAGCTCTTGAATAGACGAGTAAGCCGCTTGGGCTGCACGCGTATGACAGCAGCGCGACCATATGGGTCAACCATCGTCAACTGAGTGTCTGTACGGGAAAAAGACCACTTATGGTACTCAATCGACTCACCACGAGTACGCTCAAGATCGACCTCATCTACCCTCGACCACTTATTGTTCCAGATGTACGTAGATGTCGCGTTTGGCCGAATCACATCCAGCAACACCTCATCCAATTCCCCGTAGACGCAAACAACATCACCAGACAACAGCCAGCTACCCGCTTTGTCTGGAACCACCGTCAACCGAAAGAAGCTCACACTATCACGTGGACCTATCGACGCTACGGCCCTGTACTTCGCAATTACATCTTCATCTTCCACTGGGACCGATAAAACACCCGGAACACCCTCTCTTGGGTAGAACCGCCCCAAACAGATGTTGTCTGCCAACTCCCTCACGCTGTAACCCCCAAGACCGACATCCTATACCCCAAGCAGCAAAGGTTCAAGCCCCCAACACCAAAAGAGCCACTTTCAACGAACAATCTTTACGGTATTGCGCAACATCTATATTCACCACACACACATATATATATCTATATATATCTATATATCTTTTAGAACAGGGGGGGGTGTCGCCGCGCTGCGCCGCGCTGCGGCTTGCCGCAGCGCCCCCCGGAGCCCCTGGGGCTCCGGCCAGCCCCAGCACCCCCATCCCGCCGCCGTCAGAGCAGAGGGGGGGGCCTTCCTCCCAGTCCCCAGGGGGGACTGAGGGTGGCTCGGTGGTCCGGTGGACCGCTGGCGGTGGGCGTCACACGGTCCACCCCCTGGTCGGGGTGCTCGCGCGTTCTTCCTGATCCCGACCACCCACGGGGGGGGCGATGACCGCCACGACCCGGCGGGCCAGGCTGGCCACCCAGCCACCCACCCGGCTGGCCACGCGGGCCACGGTGGAGGCCACGCGGGCGATGGCGCGGAGAGGAGACGCGGTGCCCACCACGGGGGCGGTGCCCACCACGGGGACCACCACCACGGGGGCGGGGGTCTCGACCACCACCGCAGGGGCGGGGGCCAGGACCACCACCGCAGGGGCGGCAGGGGAACGAAGGGCGGCAGCCCGCGACCATGCGACGAACCGACCGGTGCGGACACACCGGGCCCGCTGCCGGGGGGCGGCTGCGGAGAGGTTCGAGAAGGCGAGGACTGCTTCCATGCCAAGACAGTAGACACGAGGGAAGGGGGGGTCAACCCTTCTTTGCCTGACCGCATGCCTGACCACTGATGGTGATTTTTTTTTGGTCGACGAAAAACAAGGTTCAACGGTGACAATCCCCAGATTGGGGGGTGCTATTTTGGGGTCTGATAAAAATGAGTGGTTGCCGCCGGGCAATCGGTGATTCACTTCTGGTTGTCGGCGGCACTGAGCCACTGACACCCCGCTCCTTGACACCGCGTTTGCGAACCGCTCACCCATCGGGGGATACCCCCGGAGTCGTGAGACTCAGTGAAGAGACAAGACTACTGCCAGCAGGCTGAAGAGGTCGTCGGGAGCCCCGCCCCCGGAGATAGGCCACTCCAGCCCCTGCCCCGCCAAAGAGGGGGAGATGCAGCAAAGCATGGTGACACTGAGTCGACCCCGACGACAGCCGAAACGATGGCAGCGGATGAAGAGATGGACGGCAACCTGAGTAGCAGGGTGCAAACAGCGAAGCGATGACCCCCTATATATAGGGGCGAGCCGAGCCACCGGAACAATCAAGTTCGACCGCAATAACAGCGCGACGGTACCGCGGGGGGGGACCCCCGATATCCGAAACGCCCTTCGAGAGTGGCCCACCATGGTGGGGCTCGAAGGTGAGCAAGTGAACGGGGCGATCCGGTAGACCGCACCTGAGCGAAAGAGAGGCCCGTCCAGTGGAAACACCCGGCAACGCGCAAGCCGCGCCGGTCTCACTGCTCTGGCAAACAGGGTGGGGGGTTCGCCCCCCGCGCCAGAGGAACGGCCCGGCTCTCCGATGGATTGAGTCACCTGTGGTCCGCAGTTCTCAGGCGGACAGTAATAGACTGAGAGGCAGGCAAGTCGCAGCCTTACCGCGTAGCGGAAGCGACCCCACACCGAGGCCATGGCCCGGTGAGGTGAGATAAGCGGCCCCCGCCGCCAGTGCAGGTAGGCGGGGGGACGAATGGTCGGGGCGTGATGCTCGCCCCCTGATGATGGCCCAGCAGGGCCGAAACCAACCAACAGGACCCAACATGAACTACACCGTCTACACCGGCTCCATCCCCTTCGCAATCGAATCCACCGCCGATGCCGTATCCCCCCAGCACGCTGCCCTCAAGGTCGCCTCTCGACTGGCATCGCAGGGCTACATCCCACACGGCAAGCCCATCCTGCTCGCAGCCATCCCGACCCTGGAGATCGACACAGCCGACTACATCCGTGTCGAGGTCACCCCGCTGGGCCAAACCTGGGGCGCACTCGAAGCCATCCGCCAGTGGACCGAGGTGGCAGCATGAACACATACATCGTCTTCTGGACCTACAGCGCCAACTCCGCCGACGACCCGCGCACGGTCAAGGCCGCCGACCCACAGGACGCCATCCGAAAGGCCTTCCCGTTCCACTCCCGGCCAGGCGTTCGCTTCCTCGTCTTCGAGGTAGGGGGGGGGCTCGTCCACAACGGCGAGCGCGCCGACTAACCGCCACGGGGGAGCGTATCCCCCGCCGCACATAGCCTCCAGCCGGGCTCCCCCTGTGCAACAGGAGGGGTGAGCCCCGCTGTTGAGGCGAACCCTTTACACGTCAACCCCAACAGCAGGATTCAACATGAAGTACACCTTCGTCATCTTCACCGACTACGACGGGCGGGTCCGCTCCGGGTCCGTCCCCCGCGAACGCACCACCCGGCTGCCACGTAGCTAACGTCCAACCCTCACCGCTCCCCCGTTGTGCCGCTCCCCCCTGGGATATCGGCCAGCGGGTGGGGCAAAGGCAGCCCCGCAGTGGTCAGGCACCGCCCGATTCGGCCCAGCCGATGACCCACAGGCAGCCCTAAACCTCACCGACTCAGCCGCCCATATCCCGCCTTGCCCCTGGCATATCGCCGGATGCGTCACCCTGTGGGAACGGGGCGAGCGAGGTGCGGCGGGCGTCTCCCCGCTTACCTCTTTACAATCCCTCACCGATTGTATGGCTACGCCATACAGTCCACCCCGGAGCCCACTATGTCCCCCTTCAAAGTCAAGCCAACCCAAGCCTTCAAGCTACTCGGTACAGGCATCGTCCTCGACCCCCAGCAGACCTACCTTGCAGTCGATGCGGTGAACGTCCCCGGCTGGCGGGACACCCGCCGAGTCTACCTGCTGGTCAACAGCGACGGCTCACCGGCATCCCTACAGGATGCTGACACAGCCGCTTCCTTCCTTCTCACTGGTACTGCTGGGGAATACACCCTCGCCTAAACCCTCACACCCTGGAGCCCATCATGAAGTACCGCCTCTACGTCGTGAACACCCGCACCGGCAAGGTCGCCCAAGGCGGCACCCTTGAGGATGACCTCTGGGTCTGGCTGGACGAGGTGTCTGGCCTCGACCGCAAGGTCTGGTCAGTCTGGAGCCGTGCCCACATCCTCTCGCGGTTCGGGCGTATCGCCTGGTCCCGCTGAACCCATCACCCTGGAGCCCATCATGCCCACCATCGAAAATCTGCACCAACGCCTCGCCTTATGGAACGACTACCACAGGGCAGCATCCGCAACGTTTCGGAAAGAACGCGATGAGCTTTTGGCCAAAGTGCGCCAACTGGAGAAAGAGAATCGCCTGCTCGACGCCAAGCTGATGCACGCGAATGGACTACTGCAACAGCTTGAGTCATTCATGACCCGAACGAACAACTGGCAGAACCTCCTCTGAACCCTCACCCCTGGAGCCATCGTGATTGACCTCATCACCAACCTTGCCCCGCTCGCCTGCTACATTCCCCTCGCGTTTCTCATCGCGCCGATGGTCTTCCACAGCATCGAGCGACAGTAACCCTGACCCTGGAGCCCATCATGAACAGAGCCAAAGGCACCCACCGCAGAGGCGGCAACGCGAACGGCAAGAAGTATGAGGGTCGTCGTCACGGCGGTGGTCGGTCGGGTCGCTGGGCTCGGACGGCGGCGCGTGTCGAGAAGGCACACGAGACTGTGGAGCGCCGCGCAGGCAAGGCTGAGATAGTCGAGGCGGTCTCGGACCTCTCACTCTCCGACCTTGACTCATACGAAGACGGGCCGATTGACGGCTACGACTACTGAACCCTGACCCTGGAGCCCATCATGTCCACCACCCAACCCACCCCCGTCTGCACCGTCTGCACCGTTGCCAGCCATGTCGAGATCAGCGGCCAGCGGAGCGGCTTCGTGATGATGTCACTGGACCTCGACGACCTGGCATCAACTGTAATCGAGATGGCAGTACGGGGGGAGAAGCCCACAGTATGCGAGCGTCAGGTTCGCGTGATGGGCCTCACCGTTCCCGTGTTCGTCCTCATCAGCCGATAACCCTCACCCCTGGGCCATCATGTACTAAGTGAGCCCAACCCTTGACACGTGAAGGGACAAAGCAGGGGGGTGTCCCTACCTGTGGGCCACTGAATAGCCCAGGGCCAACCGGCAATATCCTGGGTGTCCCTACCTGTCCCCCTTGTCTCAGGAAACATTCTTGTCCCCACCTGGGGGTCTTCTGTACCCCCTTCTCCTCTATTACTCCCCCTTCTACTTTCAAAGAGTAGGTAGGGACTGATAGTCCTAAGCTTGAATACCCAGGTTCAACGGGGCATCTTTACCAGCCCTTCGGCATGACCTAAACCTTGGCAAGTCAAGGGACTGGGGGCCACTTTCATGCCGAAGCAGACACATTATGACCGCCTTTGGCCTTGTGCCTGACTTGACCATCCACCTACCCGTGACTAAATGTAGGGTAGCAACAACAGGAGCCTGACACCATGACCTACTGGATAATGACCTGCAAGCGGACGGGTGAGACTGACACGGTCACCACCTGCGAGAAGCACGGCGAGCAGATGCTTCCCGTCGACGAGTACCTGACGGCGCACGACTGCGACGACGATGTGACCTGCGACTTCTGCCCTGAACCCCTCTCCCAATAAACAACAGGAGCTTCATGTACTACCTCACCAACAAGCGAGAAGGCGGCGTGATGGCCTCACTACTGCCCGCCTTCTACCTCGACGACGATACCCTGAGCACCGACCTGAGTGCTGCCGGGTGGCGGTACGCTGAGTTCGAGCACACCAGGGGCCGCGTGCTCGTCAGGTGCAAGCGGAACCGCCGATGGCTGGCTGCCTGGTCCGACTACGTCACCGACTTCGAGGTGCGCCACGTCGACACCATCGCCAACCAGGACGGCGTCATCCTCGCTGCACTGGGCGAGCCCCACACCCTTCGACTCTACACGCTCGCTGACCGTGCCATGCAAAGCGAAAGCGAGGCACGCCGACTGAACGACGTCTACCTTCCCCCCACCTCAACAGGAGACTGACATGACAATCACATACACTGGCGTTGACATAATCGTTGAGATCAACGGCGGCATCACGCCGAAACGGATTGCAAAACTTCGACGACTTGCAGAAGAGTTCGACTGCAGCAACCTCAACCCTAACGAACACGCCGCTGTACTACGGAAGATCGAACGGCTCGCCGTATCCTTCGGTTCTCCTAAGGTGTCGAGCGTGTATCACCTTGAGGGGTTCGACCAACTTGAGGTATGGCACGACGGTCCAGGCGAGATGCGGGCATTCTCCTGGTCGCGCTACGATGGGTCCGAAAACGCGGCTGAAAGGAAGCGGTGGTGCAAGGGTGAGTTCTACATTGAGCAGGCAGAGGCGTGCATCAAGCGCAACACCGAAGAGGTGAAGATTGTGTTCGGCGTAGACACCTCAACGATTCGATAGCAAACCACCCACACCGGGGGCGCAAGCCCCCCCCACCTCAACAGGAGACTGACATGTGAACGACACCAACCGCCGGGGGGCGGCTCCCCCCAACCACCAGAAGACCAACCCCAACCAACCAACAACAGGACAACAACATGACCATACCCAAAACACACAACGATTACGACCGACTCAAGCGACAGCTTGGAGACGATGCCGTGCGACGGGTCGGCAAGCTTATCGCCGATGACTCAGAGACTCCCGGCCTCTCAGAGGTAGAGCCGGACGACCTGTTCGTCAGCATTCGCCCGCGCCTTGAGTTCTCCAGCCCTGTGTGGACTGGAACATACGAGGCCCCGCAGTGGTCCACCGTCGAGGTTCAAGACGGCGGCGGCTGGGTCTTCAGTGTGACCTACGACTGGACTCAATCGACCGTTACGGTCGAGTGTGTGTAACCCCCACCAACAGGACAACGACATGACCACCACCAAGATCATCACCGCCCGCGACTACACCGGCACCATCGAGCGCCGTGTCCCACGCCTGGGCATCGTCGAGTACATCGCCATCGCTGCTGATGGCACCGAGCAGACCGCCATCCGAGTGCCCGTCGCCAACGCTGGCCGACTGCGCGAGCGGTTCGACAAGCTGGTCCGCAAGGCCAACCGTCTGGGCTTCGAGCCTCCGGTGCTCACCAAGGTGGCGGACCTCTCCGTGCCCAAGCGCAACGAGGCCGACATCATCGAGTGGCACCGCTTCGGGCTGTACACCCTGGTCGCCAAGCCCGTCCACTTCAATGGCTGGGCCTTCGTCGCTGCCATCCAGCACATCGCCACCGAGGACGGCTACCGCAACGTGGTCCGCACCTCGCCCCGCTTCGAGGGTACTGCGGTCGACCCCATCATCCGCACATCGCGCCCGGTATGCGAGCACTGCAACACAGCGCGCAAGCGGAACGACACCTACGTCATCCAGCACGACGACGGCTCGCGCAAGCAAGTCGGTCGGCAGTGCCTCAAGGACTACGTGGGTGAGGCCACGGGCGCTGAGATTCTCCGCTCTGCTCAGTATGAGCGTGAGCTTGGCGACTTCATCGACGACGACTGGGGCACTGGCTCCGGTGGTGCCAAGGCTTGGGACGTGCGGACTGTGCTCGCCATCACCCTCGCATCGGTAGAGCTTCGCGGCTGGACCAGCCGGGGCAACGCCCGTGAGTACGGCTACCACGCCACTGCCGACCACGTGCTTGGCACCCTGACCGAGACGAAGGACGAGGAACAGCGTCGAGCTTGGGACCAAGAGGGCCTGAGCTTCGTGCCCCCCTGGGGTGACGCCGAGCGCGAGCAAGCCGACACCATCATCGAGTGGACCGAGGCCATCGCTGACGACACCGACAGCGACTACCTCTGGAACCTCAAGGTGGCCTGCTCCCTGGGTGGCATCGCCTACCGGGAACTTGGCATCGTGTGCAGTGCGGTCGCTGCCTACGAGCGGCACGTCAAGGGTGAGCGGCTGCGCCGCGAGCGTGAGGTTGCCGCTAAGGTGAGCGCCGCCATCGGCAGGGCCGGTGATAAGATTGGCCGGAAGCTATCCGCTGCGGACAAGCGCAAGGGTGCCGAGGCCCACGCTGCACTGACCGTCACGGTCAGCGACACCCGCCTGTTCGATGGTGAGTATGGCACCAGCGAGTTGGTCTCGATGACCGACGCCGATGGCAACGTGCTCAAGTGGTTCGCCTCCGGGCGGGCCAACTCCGACGACGGCGAGCGGGTGACGGTGGGTAGTACCTACACCCTGGTCGCCACCATCAAGGGCCACGGCGAGTACCGTGGCGTGACTGAAACCAAGGTGAACCGCTGCGTCCTGACTCCGGCGCAGTGACTTCACCGGCCCCCTTCGGGGGGCCACCCACCTTCAACAGGACAACGACATGACCACCCCGATACCCGAAGCCGTCCAGCAAGTAGCCGAAGCGTGGCGAGCCAACGCCCAAGCGGCGGGCCTGCCCGCTGATGCTTGCTGCGTCGAGTACGACAGCCAAGAAGCACGCGCCCACTACGGGCCGTGGTACCGCGACTCCTGGGGAGACTCCGACCGCGACATTCTCGATCAGGACGAGTACGCGCCAGCCTGGACTGTTTGCTGCAACTATGAACGGGTCAGGTCCAGCCTGACCTACTTCCCCTTCGATGGTCGCTGGCTTCACTACGTGTGGGGCCGTGAGTCCGCCAACCTGATCAAGGGCGGGACCGTCGAAGCCGTCGCCAACGCTGAGATTGTATACACAGGCTGAAAGAATCTTCACTCCCCCACTTGCCTAACCTCATGCCGTACTTACATAAGTGTGGCAACCAACAACAGGACAACATCATGGCCAAGAAGAAGTTCGACCCCTACCAAGTGATCACCGACTCCATCATCGACGCGCTGGAAGCCGGTACTCCGCCCTGGCGTGCTCAGTGGAAGGGCCTGGGTGGCTCCGGCCTGCGGCCCATCAGCGGTGGCAGCGGCAACCCCTACAACGGCATCAACGTCCTGCTCTGCTGGCTCGCGGCCATGGAGAACGGGTACTGGTCCAACGTGTGGCACACCTACAAGGGAGCCAAGGGCAAGGGTGGGCAGGTTCGCAAGGGTCAGAAGGCATCCGTCCGCATCGTCAAGTGGCTGTGGTTCCCCAAGAAAGATGCCAGCGGCAACGTGGTCATTGGCAAGGACGGTGAGCCTAAGAAGATCGGATACCCCAAGCTGACCCCAGCCTGGAACGCCTGCCAGATTGAATGGGAGGAGGGCAGCGAGCACGCGCCTGGTCCTGCCCCCACGGTCGAGGACCACGACGGCTCACAGCTTGGCGACAACTACGCCGAGGCCAAGCGGGTACTCGACGCATGGCACGAGGTGGTGCCCGTCACGTATGGTGGCAACCGCGCCTACTACTCGCCAAGCGACGACCGCATCCAGCTTCCGTGCTTCGAGCAGTTCGAGGATGAGGCTGCCTTCATCTCGGTCGATGCCCATGAGTGTGGGCACAGCACCGGGCACGAGGACCGCCTTGACCGGAAGTTCGGCAAGCGGTTTGGCGAGGAGGCTTACGCCTTCGAGGAGCTTGTGGCTGAGTTGACGGCTGCCTTTCTCGGCGCTGACTTCGGCATCAGCCAGCCCACCGAGCCCCGGCCCGACCACGCCAGCTACCTGGCCTCGTGGCTCAAGGTACTCAAGGGCGACAAGAAGGCCATCATCACCGCCGCATCGCAGGCGGAGAAGGCGGCCAAGCTCATCCTTGAGAACGCCGGGGTGAGCAGCGAGGCCGAGGAGCAGGACGCCGCCATGGCAGCCAAGTAAAGCATAGGTGGGGGGCCAAGCCCCCTACCTCACCACCCAACAACAACAGGAGCAACATGAGCAGCATCATCTTCACTGCCGTCTTCCTTGACCTCACAGCAGAGGAAAAGGACGGCCTCCTTGGACACTTTGAATGGGCCATGCCTGATCGATTCCTCGATCACATGACCATTGAGTTCCGCCCTGCCCCTGGAGCGGCTGATACTGTGCTTGCCAACGAGGGCCACGAGGTCAACCTCAAGGTCATCGGCAAGCTTGAGACCGAGGACATCCAGGTCTTCGTGGTTGAGCCTGACGCCCGCTTGAGCGAGGCCGGGATCGAGGTCGCCAACGCTGTGCCTCACATCACCGTGGCGACTTCCGGCTCAGAGGTCCGACCGTTCCACAGCAACGCGGCCCTGCGGGAGCACGGCTTCGTTGCCTTGGATGAACCCTTCACCCTCAAGGGAAGGCTTGGTGCTTTCCACTCAGGATAACAAACAATCTTTGTTGCCTGACTTGACCATCACTCTACCCGTCCCTATAATCTTAGGGCAACAGGAGAACAACATGACCGACCTCATCATTCAGATCCCCATCACAACCGACTGCGACCCCAGCGTGCTGCTTGACCTTGCCATCGAGTTGGGCGAGCAGGCAGCAGCAGAGGCCACCGAGTACGGTGACGGCGACGAGGCAACAGTAGACGAGCAAGCGATCCTCGTCCGCCCGGCTGGACCTACGAGCCTGGAGCGTGACCTGCTGGCTGCGCTGGTCGGTCTACTCCAAGACCCACAGTGCCCACACGATTCGGCAGCCGCCTGGGCGGAAGCCCATGAGGCAGTAACCAAGGCAGGAGGTGCCAAGTGAAGG